TCCATTGCTAAGAACCAACTCCAAGCCGCACGTTGCGGCATTAGGCGTTAAATGACCTCTGTTTACAATCTACGTGAAGGCTCTGTGCAGTACGGGTTCAACCGTTCACGGCACAAGGTCCAGATCATGGGTGGCGGCTTTGGAAACGGTAAGACTACGGCATTGGCGATTAAAGCACTTATGTTGGTGTCTGACTACCCTGGCTCTGTTGGTCTGCTTGGCCGTGCTACTTATCCCAAACTGAGGGGCACCCTGCAACGGGTGTTCTTTGATTGGTGTCCGACTGACTGGATCGAAAGGATGCCCACCAAGGATGAGAACACTTGCGTATTTAAGAATGGCTCAAAGGTTGACTTTCGCTACATCAACCAACGTGGGCGTCAACAGGCCGATGGGCAGACAACGAGCAACCTGCTTAGCGCGTCGTATGATTGGCTTGGCATTGACCAAGTGGAAGACCCTGAGATTACCCATAAGGATATTCTGGATTTGCTTGGCCGCTTACGTGGCGACACGCCATATCGTCCGACTGCTGAAGACGACCGTACAATGCCGAACACCGGCCCACGATGGATGATGCTGACATGCAACCCTACGGCGAACTGGGTATTCAAAGAACTCATCCATCCATACATGGTTTGGAGAGATCGCAGGATCAAGATGCCCAATCTGGCAGTGGACCCTGTTTCTGGCGAATGCATAATCGAGTTGTGGGAAGGCTCTACATACACGAACAAAGACAATCTGGCCTCGGATTATATCAATACACTCGAAGCGATGTACCACGGCCAAATGAAAGAACGCTTCCTCATGGGTGGTTGGGCAGCGTTCGAGGGCCTTGTACATCCGGGATTTGATATACGCATTCACGGTCTAACACGGCCTGAGGCATTGGATTACCTTAGCGATTGCCTCAGCCAGCATGTTCGAGTCAAACTCGTTGAGGGTTATGACTTTGGCTTATCTGCACCCACGGTGTACATGATCGGCTTCGTGGATATGTTTGGCCGTGTCATTGTCATTGATGGTTTCTACAAGCCGAACCTGAACTACACAGAGCACAAGAATGAAGTCGAGAAAATCAGGGGACGATACCTATCTAGCTTTGGGGGCAAATTACGCCTCGACGACCCCATCAATGCAGACCCATCAATATACAAACAACAAGTTGTCAGGCATCACGGCGAGACTGGCGAAACGATTGCACAGCTACTGGAGAAAGAAGACCTGTTCTTACGTCCTGCGACCAATGATATCGTTTCGGGAATTGCTAAGATCAATGCTTATTTCGCTGATCGAGAGGGCGTTCCTCATCTCACTCTGGATGATCGTACGTCTAGCCCAATGCTATATGTGGTTGATGATCTGTCTTGGTTCCAAGACGAGATCGCCAATTACTATTGGAAGCGTGACTCTCAAGGGCGTCTACTCGATATCCCCCAAGACCACAACGACCACGCAATGAACACGCTCAAGTACATGCTAGCGTTCCTACCGCAGCCGAGCGAGATACGGCCACCCATTCCAGTGTCACAGAAGCCATGGATGAAGTGGCAAGAAGTAGACATGGATCAAATCCGCAACCAATTCTAGTTTGAGTCAAACAACATGGCCAACAATCTCACTGACGATCCTGCTGACGACACTGATGTGTACGAGGTCAACGATCCTGATCGTCCAGAGGATACAGGGTTCGAGCCTCAACCGCTGTTCAGGGTCTACGAAGAGAGCAAAATCCCCGTAGGCAAGACCGTCGGTCCTGCATGGAAGAAGCGCCTCGACTCAGCGATGGCCACGTACGAGCAGACGCACCTCATTTGGGATGAGGTGTTTCGCTATTATAACAACCATCAAGGCAAGGCCCAGCAGACTGTCATGGGCACGTTCAAGCGAGGCGACAGCACCGAGAACGTGATTTACTCGAACCTGAATGTGATGTTGCCTGCGGTGTACAGCAAAGACCCACACTTCAGTTGCTCCACCACAGACGGCAAGGACGAGGACTTCTGTAAGGCGCTGCAAGACGTGATCAACACGCTCATGCGGCGTAAGGACAAGCTGGGTGCCAAGCAGAAGATCAAACGTGCCGCTGGCTTTGCCCTGTTGACCAACTTTGGCGTCCTCAAGCTCGACTGGACCAAGAAGCAGGACTCACGAGAGCTTGCCTATCATGAGCTTGAACGCATCATGCAGGCGATGAAGGACACGAAGAAACAAGAAGACCTCGACATGCTGTATGGGCAGCTTGAGGCCCTTGAACAGAACATGGAAGTGATGCGTCCCGGTGGACCTGGGCTCACGAACATACTGCCACAGAACCTGATCATTGATCCGAACGCTGAGCAGAATGACGCAATCGATGCCAATTGGATGATCGAGCGCACTATGCTCGCAACGAACTATCTCAACGCGCAATTTACCAAGCCCGATCCTGAGACGGAGGGCACATCGGGTGCATCGCGAGTTCTGGTGTACAAACCAACGCATAAGGCTGTCTTCACAGGTGGTGAGGGCGAACGTGACGAAGGTCTTGGCGTTGTGATGAAGGCTATTGACGCCAACACGACCGTCACGGCGCACACAGAGGACGAACGTACAGCTTATTTGGAGATGTACTACACAGAATGCTACTATGTGTGGGACAGGCCCACACGTAGAGTGATGCTGTTCGCTGGTGAAGACTGGACATGGCCGATTTGGGTGTGGGATGCCGCAGACCTCATTAACATTACGCGTTTCTACCCGTATTTTATCATTGGATACGGTTTTAGCTCTAGCGGAACTGTCACAGTCGGTGAAACGGCGTATATCCTTGATCAGCAGGACGAAATCAACCAAATCAACCGCCAAATCGCCAAAATCAGGCGTACGGTGTTCAATTACTTCTATTACAACTCGTCCAAGATCAACAAAGATGACGCTGAGAAGTTCCTGAAGGCTTTGATGAGCCCGTCAGAGGATGGAGAGCATTTTCTTGCCGTGCGTGCAGGCGAACACAAGATCGAAGACCTTATCGAGTCGATTAAGCCTCCTGCTATCGACTACGAGGCTCTTTTCGCCAAGGACCCTGTGCGTCAGGCCATGGATCGCATCACCAATACGAATGATGCCCTTCGTGGGGTTCAATTCAAGGCGTACACGAACGAGAGCGCAGTCGAGTCGTATCAAGAGAGCCTTAGACTCAGCATTGGGGCGAAGGTGGATGTGATCGAGGACACTGTAGCCGATCTGGCCTACAGCCTGTCCGAGTTGTGTGTCCAACACTTATCACCAGACGACGTACGTGGCCTCATCGGTGAGCAGAAGGCCGAAGCATGGACGAATATGTCACCAGAGATGTTCAATTCACAGTACACACTCATGCTTGTGGCTGGATCGATGGAGAAACCCAACAGTGTGTTCAAAAAGCGAGAGGCTATTCAGGCAGCGCAGGCGATTGGACAATTTGCGCAGGCTGCGCCGGGAACTACGTTATGGATCATGCTGGATTTGTTCTCGAAGGCGTTTACTGACATTACAATCAAGCCTGAGCAATGGGATATGATGCGGAAAGAGATCACCGCAACCATGCAACAGGGCGTCAGTACAGGCGCACAAGTTGGCGGTGCCGAAGGTCAACCTGCCGCACCGGGATCAGCACAGCAGGGTATGCCTGCTCAACCCGGTGGGATGGTGCAACCCGGTGCGGCTGGGGGTGGGCAGATCGAACAGATATTAGCCATCTTGCCACCAGAGGCAAAGATGCAGCTTATGCAGATGAAGCAACAAGGCGTGCCAATGGAGAAGATCATCCAAGCGGCATTGATGATGGCACAAAAGGCGCAAGCACAAGGTGGCGGTCAACCGCAAGGAGCGCCGCAACCGGCACCGATGCAGCCTTCCGCACCGGCAAGCAACGTAGGTTCGCAGATGATGAACGGCGGTGGTGGGGGAGGAACGCCTCCGAACCCGCCTCCGTACTGATGTTTGAGTCAAACAAAGGAGAACAACATGGCTCCGCGTGATAGCACACTCGCCCAAGAGACAGTCGCAACGAACCTCGGCCTCACAGCCGATGACCTTGGCGTTTCCGAGTCCGATGGTGACGCACTTGATATCGAGTCCGGTGATGATAGTGCAGACGGCACAGGCGCAGCAGAACGTGACGGCTCTGGTCGCGGCCGGGACCGTTTCACTGACGATGACGTGGACATGGGCGAAGGCGAACAGCGTCCTACCAGACGCTCCCGTGATCAATTCGGTCGTGAGCCCAAACAGAAGCAGCAGCCGCAGCAGCAACAGCCGCAGCGCATTCCGTCATCAGCAGAGGTTCGTCCTGATGCGAAGGGCAACCTCGTAGACGCCAAGGGCAATGTCGTTGCGCGTGCTGGCAAAGAGGCTCGCTTCTACCAGCAGGCCACGAATGCACACAGGCAGTTACAGTCGTTTCAGGCACAAGCAGAGGCGCGCGTACAAGACTTGAACAACCGCCTTGCTCGTGCTGTCGAGATCGGCAAGGAGGTCTACGGTCGTTTCGAGCAACTGAATGCTCAGAATGCTCAGATGAAACACCTTGGTATCAGTCCCACTGAGCAGCTTGAGGCCATGCAACTTGTGGCAATGTCCAAGACGAACCCCATTCAGGCGTTGAAAACCGTCTTGACTCGGGCCGCTGCAAATGGTATTGATCTCTCTGAACTTGGAATAAATGGTGGTGGCGACACTAAATCCCTCATCGATCTCCTGCGCACAGAAATCGGTGCGCAGATGCAGCCTCTTCGGGCGCGCACCGAAGCAGAGCAACGCCAACAACAACAACAGGCTGAACAGAACAAGGCATTTGGCGATGCCAAGGTTCACGTAGCCCAATTCTTTGCGCAGAACCCGGAGGCGCGTACTTACCTTCCGGTGTTGGATGCGGTGCTTCAGAAGCATCCACAGATGTCGCTCAACGAAATTTGGGCGAAGCTGCAACTGTTCTTGGTTCAACGCCAACAGACCCAAGGCAGCCCTGAAGCCCGAACCCGCCAACGCGGTGCATTCCCGAACGGAAGAGGACGCCTCCCCGCCAGGCCTAAACAGTCTATGGCGGATGTCAACAGGTCTTACGAGCAGATAGCCCGAGACGTGATGGCAGAAGCTGGAATGTAACCGAGTCTTGTTTGACTCAAACAGCACAAGGAACCCACAATGGCCGCACTTGATACAGTGGTTCACAGCATGCTGACGCGGAGTCGGGCGAAGCTGATCATGGCTTCCGCGATTTCGGGCACTGTGTCCGCATACCTCCACGCGAAGAAGCGTGTCATCGTTGAAGACGGTGGCCCGCAAATCAGCAATCCCTTGATTGTTGGTTTGAACCCGAACGTCACGTCGATGCAGTATTACGACCAACTGCCAGTCGATCAGACGAACGAGTTCACCACGGTCGAGTATTTCATGTCCCGTGTCGTTGGGTCGTTGATCATCTCGGATCAGGAAGACGATGAAAACCAAGGGCGGGCGGAAATCTTCAAGATCATCACGGGCAAGATCAAAGCCCTTGACGAGTCAATCAGCCGTCAGTTCGCAACGTACCATACAAGCGTTGGTACGGGAACAGATCCAAACGGCCTCGGAAATCTTATCCCTGCTGACCCAACTACAGGTTCTGTCGGCGGAATTAGCCTCGCGACGGAGAGTCAGTGGCGTTCGTCGTCCTACAACTTCGCAGGGACTCTCACTCCTGAGAACATTGAAGAAGCCTTCGACGACATCATTGAACTAGACCTGAACAGGAAGTCCGATGGTCAAGCGAGTCCCAAGCCCACCGTCGTTTTCGCCGGTCGAAATATCTATCGAATGCATAAAGCTGCTGCGAGGGATAAGCAACAGATCGCCCTCAACGCCACAGGCACTGGCAAAGCACTGGTCAACCTCGGGATTGTCGGAACGACTCATAATGGCGTCCCGCTCCTGTTTGACGAGAAGCTCCCTGCCAA